TTACCTCTATGGGCATAGCTACTATGGCATTCAACCTAAATGGATTTAACTTTAACCAGTCAGTTGTTGATGCTAACGGTAAAGTTATTCCAACATGGGCTGACATAGTTAACAGACAAAACTTAGGTTTCGAAGTTATGCATGAGCGTAACGCACATAACTTCCCGCTTGACCTTGCATAGATTTACATTAATTTTAACCTTAATTACAAATCTATTTATTATTGCTGGTGTTACTAGACACTGGCAGCCACGTCCGTTCATCCCTAATAGGGACGCATGCGATCAGATCATGGAACGGGGATCTGATACTGAGGTTAATTATGTCTCCAGTAGAATTGCAAGCTCGATTAAAAGAGCAAAAAGATTTCAAAAGAGAAATGAAACTTAAGTATCGTGGTATCACATACACAAAAAGATAATCGGTAAGCCGTCTGGGAGGTGCAAGTCCTCCCTTATCACTTTGGCTTTTGACCCTTACGAGGATACTCATCAGCCGTCATGACGGTGGGATAGACCACATAACAAAAGAGTCGCATAAGACTCGCAACTTTTCGTACGACAAGACAAGTAAATATACCTTTAATTTTTAACTGAAAAAATGGCTAATGCTAATCAGGTCAGTTTAGGTCGCTCAAATTTAGCGACTGGTTCTGGCTACAATGATAAGTATAATTTGTACTTAAAATTGTTCAGTGGAGAAATGTTCAAAGGCTTCCAACACGAGACTATCGCTAGAGATCTCGTTACTAAGAGAACCTTAAAGAACGGCAAATCATTGCAGTTTATCTACACTGGACGCATGACAAGTTCGTTCCACACACCTGGAACCCCCATACTTGGAAATGCTGACAAGGCTCCTCCAGTCGCAGAAAAAACAATCGTAATGGACGATCTATTAATCAGTTCTGCTTTTGTTTATGACTTAGATGAGACACTTGCACATTATGAATTGAGAGGAGAAATATCTAAGAAGATTGGATATGCTCTTGCTGAGAAATATGACAGACTAATCTTCCGTTCAATTACACGAGGAGCTAGATCTGCATCTCCAGTATCTGCAACAAACTTTGTAGAGCCTGGTGGAACACAAATCAGAGTTGGTGCTACAACTAACGAATCTGATGCTTTCAACGCTGGAAACCTAGTAAACGCATTCTATGATGCTGCTGCTGCTTTAGATGAAAAAGGAGTTAGCACTGATGGTAGATGTGCTGTACTAAACCCCCGTTAACATATTGGCGGCTTTCAAGAGTAATCTTGATCGAATAATCGGATGAATTGCTGGAACGGTTTATACCCAATCAGCAGCCAAGCCCTTCACGCTTGAAGGGAAGGTTCAGAGACTACATGGAGCACTAAGAACGTAGTGCGTAATACATGAATAGCGTCCGACATCCTTAGAGGATGGTGATATAGTCCAAATTGCAATATTATGCACTAATTCAGGACATCGGTTCTAACGGATTAGTTAATAGAGACGTACAGGGTACTGCTTTACAAAGTGGTAATGGCGTTATCGAAATCGCTGGTATTCAGATATTTAAATCTATGAATATTCCATTCTTAGGTAAGTATGGTATCAAGTATGGCGGTACAACAGGTGAAACAAGTCCTGGAAATCTTGGTGATTTCATTGGACCTACACCAGAAAATGCTAATGCTACTGGCGGAGTAAACAACGACTACGGTACTAACGCTGAGTTAGGTGCTAAGTCTGCTGGTTTAATTTTCCAAAAAGAAGCTGCTGGAGTTGTCGAGGCTATCGGCCCACAAGTCCAAGTAACAAATGGAGATGTTTCTGTAATCTACCAAGGCGATGTGATCTTAGGTCGCATGGCTATGGGTGCAGACTACTTAAACCCAGCTGCTGCTGTTGAATTGTATGTAGGTGCTACAGCTCCTTCTGCATTCTAATTTTTTATATACATGGAGGCTTCGGCCTCCTTTTTTTTTATTTGTTAATATGACAACTCCCACAACAATAGATACCGAGACAGAACTCTCCGCTGTAAATACAATACTGGGAGCTATCGGTCAATCTCCAGTAACAACGCTAGGAACAATAACTACAAACGTAACTAATACAGCCTCAGAAGTTGCAAACACTTTTGAGAATCCAGAGATAGCACTTATATATCAGATATTAAAAGAATGTAATAGTGATATACAGAATGAAGGTTGGTCTTTTAACAGAGAAGATCACGTTAAATTTAGCCCAGATGCAACAACAAAACATATCACAATACCAACAAATGTTTTGCGTTTAGATTCAGAAAATCCAGAAGATAAAACTATAGATCCTATAAGACGTAACGGAAAACTATATGACAAGGTAAATCATACCTTTGAATTTGATAACGATATTTTATTAAATGTTGTTTACTTTTTTGAGTATGAGGATTTACCTTCAATATTTAAAAGATACATAACTTATAAAGCAGCTGGCAGAGCAGCAACACAGATGATTACTAACACACAGTTAGTGCAACTTATAGCTACTCAAGAACAGATGGCTAGAGCGTCATGTATGGAATACGAATGTAATCAAGGCGATTACAACATGCTTGGTTTTCCTCATAACACAAACTATTCAACCTATAAACCTTTTAGAGGATTACAGAGATAATGGCAACAGTAACTCAACAAGTACCAAACTATGTATTAGGAATATCAGAACAGCCAGACGAATTAAAATTACCTGGACAAGTTAAAGACTTGGTGAATGCCATACCAGATGTAACTTTAGGCTGTATTAAAAGACCTGGTAGTAAACTAATAAAAAAAATAACAACAAATAGCGGGACCTTAAGTTGGTTTCATATATACACTGACGAAGATAATCAATACATTGGATGCGTTAATACATCAGGTCAACTACAAATATGGAGAACTAGGGATGGTTTTTCTTACCATGATAATAATGGTCAGGGCACAAACCTAATTGATTATTCCAACGTAACAGGAACTAATGCAGCTACATATCTAACTGGTTGGACTGATGAAACTGAAATACAAGCACTGACATTAAACGAACAAACATTCTTTACTAATAGAACTAAAACGACTGCTATGTTGTCAGGAGCTTCCGAGAAGTCTCCCGCATTAGTTAATGAAGCAATTATTGAATTAAAAACAATATCTTATGGTAAGCAGTATGCCTTAAATATTTATAATCCAACTAATCCAGGTACACCAATAACAGAAACACGAGCAACCTCTATTGCAGCAAGAAAAAACTTTTCTGAATCAAGTGGTGCTAATGATGGTTCATGTCAAGCTATGGGTAGAGAAGTTATAAATGCAACTAGCAGCGGTAAAAAGAATTTAAGATATGAAATAGATGTTAGATGTACACCCGTAGTTGATCCAGCAAATATTGGTGGCAGCTCAAGTGGTCCTCAATATAATGATTCTTATCAACCATTTGCAAAACTACAATTTGGTGGAGAAGGTTGGGTAACGGGTAATACACATAATTACACTACAGAAAAAAATGGTAGTGGAACTATAGAAATTAAATCACACGTAACCATAAAAAGTTCTGCAAATATTGCAGCGGTTCGTCCAGCTGCTACTTCATCTAGTGCTGATGAAGCAGTTACAGCTGCTGGAATATTAGGTGACATGAAAACATCATTAGATGCAATTTCTGGAACTGGAATTACTGCAACTATTACTGGTAACTGTTTACATCTACAACGCAGTACACCTTTTGCTGTAAGTACTCCAGAACCACAGTTGATGAATATTATCACTAATGAAGCAAATACAATAGCTGAGTTACCTTCTAATTGCAGACATAATTATGTAGTGAAGATTGTTAATAGTGGTGATGATGATGATGACTTTTTTCTAAAATTCAAACAATCTAACGCTGGAACTAGTGGTAACTTTTTTGGTGAAGGTGTATGGGAAGAATGTCCAGCACCTGGTATCGAAATAGAAATAGATAAAACTACTATGCCTATCAAGATTGTTAGAGAGTTACCAGGTAATGTATATCCACAAGGAAGATTTTTAGTAGAGGAAATAGATTACACAAAGCGTGATGTAGGAGATGACAACACAAACCCAGTGCCTAGTTTTATAGGAAGCACTTTAGAAAAGATGCTTTTCTTTAGAAATAGATTAGTTGTACTAAGCAAGGGCAATGTAATTCTTTCTAAAACTAATGATTTTTTCAATTTTTTTAGCACTACAGCTATGTCAGAATCGACTGCTGATCCTATAGATATACAAGCTAGTTCTACTTTTCCAACTACTCTGCATGATGGAATAGAAGTTAACTCAGG